TCTGGTGGGTCGTCAGTTTGGATTCTGTAAGGATTTCACGGGGAAGGAATACAAACTCACGTCCGAGGTGAAGAAGGCGTTGTTCTCGGACGAGCCGCGACAACGGCAGCAGAAGAGGAAGCGACCGCCGCCACCGTCGAATTTTTCGGACGTCAAACCCGAGTTGGAGACGTTCATTCGGAAATATTTTTCGGGACACGAGGACACGAAGATCGTCGAGGTGTGCAAGAAGGCTGGTCGGGTGTTGATCGCGACGAATTCGAAATTTTGTGCAAACAAGGCACAGGATCACGACAAGTTCGTGAGTTTCACCGTGGACAAGTCGGGTATGATTCAGCAGATGTGTGGGTGCAGGAACATGCAAAAGATGAAATTGTTCGCGAGCACGGTCGGCAAACTCAAGAAAAAATAAACGTGTCCCATAGTAGAATGGCGCTCTACCTCGTCGGAGCGACCAGTGTTTTAACGTACCTGCTCACCTCACAGCGTCAACGCGTGACCCTCGACCTTCACGATTTGAAAATGGAAGCGCACAAATTTTCCGGCGTCGAGCCGACGGAATTCATGGCATTTTTGAATAACTTGAACAAGATCGACCTGTACATCGACGACCCGAACGTGGCGTCGTATTTTCTGTACACCGCGCTCGACCACCTGAGTAATTTGAAATTCAATAAATTTGGAATCGAGTCGGATATAGACGAACTTGTCTCAAAAATAGGGTTTAAGGCGGAGTTGTCCATCATGGACAGCGCGCTTCGAGAAAAGAAACGATTCACGCCAAAGTACTTAAACGAAAGCTTTGAATACAGAACAGAAGACAACCCATGAGTGTCACGAGAACGAGATCTGGGCGCGCCATCAAGAAACCGGAAGAGATTTACATTCCGGATCTCGATTTCGCCGAAGACGATTTCTCCGACTCCGAGTACGACGACGATGATTTGGACGCGTCTGACATTGACACGGACGACGAGTTGGACGACTCGGACGACTCGGACGATGAAGAAGACGACGACGACCTCGAAGACGTGGACGAATTCGGAAACCTCATCGGTTTGATCGTCGACGAAGACGTAGACGAAGACGAGAGTGACGACGAATCGTACTACGACGAAGAGTCGGACGAGGACACGGAATCTGAGATGGACGAAGAGTCGTCGTCCGAGGAAGAGGAAGACCTGCGAGTGATGAGAAGGAAGCGATACAGACGGGGTTAAAAGAATGTACTTTATTAATAAGAATGGAAACTGATATCGGACAACCAATCGATTACAACCCGAACATTCACTTGCCAAAAGAGCCGCCGCTCCCTGACATCGATGAGCAGCGCAACCACGACAGTTCACCCATAGACGAATACATGCAAGAACCACAGATGATGCACCACTACATGGAACAGCCACCGCCGCAGATGTATTACGGTGGCGCCGGCGCACAACACTCGTCCTTCGACATCGCGTCGTTGGACAAGAACACATACCTGATGGCGTTCGTGGCGTTTCTCCTAGGATTCTTCATGGGCAAAACGATGATTAGTCCAGTTATCTTCCGGAACCCCTAGATCGTTTCCTGTAAATTTACCTATGCGTCCAAACTTTTCACTGTCCCTGAAATACCCCCTTCCCACGACGAGTGGATCGGTGAGATTTTCCTCCATCACCTCACTCGCAGTGCCGGGCTTGTTTTTCCTGTCGATGTCGAGCGCGTCGCCATGTATCATGATCGCGTAGAAGACTATGAGTAGGGTCACGACGTTGAGTATGATTGAAAATGCACTCATTACAATATGGTGTGAAATTATTCCTTGGACTCCTCTTCTTCGGTCGGAGCCGGAGCCTCTTCGGCGTCCGCTTCGGCTTCGGCGTCCGCTTCGCGCGCCTTCTTGCGCTCTTCGATCTCCTGGGCGACGATCTTGTCCGCCTCTTCGATGAGTTTCGGCATCTCCCAATCGGGGTGTTCGACCTTCAATTTATCGACGATGTCCGACGGGTGGCTGATCGGCGGTTCGTCGGGTTTGGTGTAGAACGCGCTGTTTTCGTCTCCAGGGACGATGTAGTTGCCGTCCGGTCGCTCGATCATGTTCCTCTTCCGCTCTTCAAACATCTTCTTCGCTTGGATTTGGTTCTCTCTGTACTCGGAGAAGATCTCTTCCAATTTGTCGTTGGCGTAATGACTGTCCTCGATGTCCTTCGGTGGCGGAAGCAAGAGCCATTTCCCGACGTCCGCGACGTAGATGTCGAAGGTGTCGTCTGACTTTTGGATTCTTTGGGCATGTTTCGCCGCCTCGTCGCGCGTGCCGAAGACGCCCCTGATCTTGACCGCGAAATTGTCAGAACGTTGAGGCGTGTCCGGTCCGACGACGGAGATGCAGGCGAAAAGTTGACCCGGGGGCAAATCGTAGTCTTGGTCGAGAAGGCTCATGATGCGTTTGCTTGTATCATACCCTATGGCGTCTTCTTTAATTCCGTGATGTCGTCAAACAATTTCGCGGATCTGAAAAATTTTTCAACCAATTGCCCCCATATCATGGGTCAAAGGAATGATGACATATCAGGGTAAACACGATGGGTTCTAGTCATGAATTTTGGAACACGCAACCCATAGGAAAGGACGCCGTGACCCTCGACGCCGGGGACGCGCCGATCGAACTCCCGGAAGGGTTCGAGTGGTCGACGTGTCAGACGCACGAACTCCGAAATCTTCTGTCCGCGCACTACCTGAGCGATGAGGTGTCGAGCATGGAATATTCCAAAAGCCTCATCGAATGGATACTCCACGTCGATCCTTACTGGAACATCGCTCTGCGAAAGGGTGGTAAACTCGTCGGCTTCATCGCGGCGCGTCCGAGTACGATCTCTATCGACCACGCGCGCGTGTCCGCCGTGGAGATCACGTTTCTGTGCGTGTCGAAACGTCTTCGAGATAAGCGTCTCGCACCGCTTCTCATTCGCGAGGTCACGCGTCGCGCGGTGTTGCGAGGGATCCACCAGGCGATTTACACCGCGGTGTCCGAACTCCCGTGTCCGGTGGCGAGCACGTATTACTGGCACAGATTACTCAATGTACCGAACCTGATACGATCAGGGTTTTTTGAGACCGACCGACCGAACGCGCGCATGTTCGACGTCCGCGGCGCGTCCGCGCTCCACCGAGCGACACAAGACGACGCCGGGGACGTGCTGAACATTCTCAAGGCGGAGGCGAACAGTTTTCGTCTGTGCAGACACGTGGACGAGGACTACGTCCAGCGCTTGCTTCGTCTCCCACACGTGTTCACGGGGGAGGGAAAATTCGTCTGTCTGTACGAGGTCGGCTACAAAGGATCGAACGGGGTCGCGAACAGACAGGCGTACGTCTTACACGCCGTGGGTCAGGGCGCGCTCCAGGACGCGACGATACTGGCGAAGAACGCCGGCTTCGACGTGCTCAACTGTCTCGACGCCCCGTTCACGGACGAAGAATTGCTCGAGCACAGGTTCATTCGCGGCGTGGGTGCCCTCCACTATTACCTGTACAACTGGAGGTTGGATCGCCCGCTGAAAAACAGCGAACTCGGATTCGTGTTGCAATAGTAGTATGGAGGCGATTCGAAAGCATCACAATACCGTCAAGCGCGAACTCATCGCGTTCGCGTGCACGCCCGAGTGTCACGTGTTGGACGTCGGGTGTGGGTTCGGGGGTGACCTTCCGAAATACAAATCCGCTGGGGTCACGAATCTGAACATGTGCGATCCAGAGGAGTCCGCGTTGGTCGAGGCGCGACAGCGCGCGAAAAATCTGGACATGCGTCGGGTGAATTTTTACCACGGGGACATTCATGCCGCGCCCAAGCGCCCGTTCGACGTCGTCGTGTACAACTTCAGTTTGCATTACTGCTTCCAATCGAAGACACTCTTCGAGTCGACGATCCGAGAAATCAAGAGACGCATGAGACGCGGTGGGAAACTTGTCGGGGTCATACCCGACAGCCGTCGCATATTGTCGATGACGCCCTACCAAGACGAGGAGGGAAACTTTTTCAAGATGAAACTGCCACACGGGAACGGCGACTTTGGTGAAAAATTGTTCGTGCAATTGGCGGGCGTACCGTTTTACGACGACGGACCGAAATCCGAGCCGGTGTGTTACTCGGACGTGCTGATCACGGCGTTGGAGAACGCGGGATTTAGGTTACACATGTGGGAACCCCTACAGGGGGCGAGGATCTCACAGATGTACAGTAAATTTTTATTTGTATTTCATAAGTAAGGGTCATGTTCCTCCCACTCGTCCTCGCCGCCGCGAACGTGATCGTGTTGTCTCGAACGCGCGAACCACCGGAGATGGTGGAGGTGCGTCGCCGATACAAAATCCTTCGCGACCACCTTCGCGCGACGAACAATCTTCGGTTCCAGATGTTGTGGAACCCGAAACCGCTCACGGCGTTCAAGAGCATGAAAGACACGGTCGGGTACAACACGAACAAAGGGGCTAACATCACATTGTGTTTGCAAGGAGAACCGAACGAGATTTTCCACGTTCTCATTCACGAGCTCGCACACTGCACGGTTGAGGTGTACGACCACAGCGATCTGTTCTGGTCAAATTACAAAGACCTCAGGGACATATGCGTGAGTCTGGGAATTTACGAACGCATCGAGGGTCCGACGGAATTCTGTGGCGAACACATTAGCGACTGACGACGTAGGACTTGGCGATGTAAAACACCAAGGCGGCGACCGCACCCGTGGCGGCTAAGCCCACCATCGAGCGGCTTCCGGCGTTGTCCAAAAAGTTGGGAACGCTCGTGACCAGCTTGTCTTGCACCGGTTTACTGATGGCGATGCTCGCGGCGACGCCCGCCACCAGAGCGATCAGTTGATCGTCCGTCAAGTTCATGAAATTCTTGCTCTCCGGTTTCACGGCTTGCTCTTGCTGTTGTGGCATCATCGGCATCATCTGACCACCCTGCGTCGGGGCTTGCATTTGCAAACTTTGCATTCTCGGTTGTTGTTGAAGCATAGGTTGTTGTTGATCCATGAATCCCGGACCGGCGTCTTCCATCATCAAATCACTGATCGGCGTTGAATCCATCATTCCCGTTTGCTGTTGGGTGAGATTTTTTTCTTGTTGAACGAACGCTGTCGTCGTCTCGGCTTCGCTCACGCTCGTGGTCGCGGTCGAAGGCGGTGGTTTCGACGTGTCCACGTTCAACGACACGTATTGGGAATCGTCAGCTAAATTCACGCTCTGGATCGAATCGCTCATTGTTCTGGGATTGATGCCTTATTTTTTCTTCGTGATTTTCAGCGCCGTCTTCTTGTCCGCCTTCCTCGGATCCTCCTGGGCGGCGTGCGATGGGTTGTACATTTTCTTGTGTATGCTCCAAAATTTCGGTGACCCGACTCTGAAATTCTTTCGCAGGTCAGCCTTGTAATAGAAGATGCAGTCCGTGAGTTTGTTTGACTTTGAGGTGTTATCCAACACCAAACATTCATAGTTTTCCGTGGTGGCGTCCAATATCTTACAGAACATATCGAACGTCGGCACGATACCGAAAAAATTCTTCCATAGGCGTTCTCGGTTAGCCAATACGTTCTCGCGCAAAACAAAAACGTAGTCGCAATTAGCCCGTAAACTCGGTGGTAAATCCATACTGTACTGGAGGGTCAGCGCGAACCACAGCTTCCAATGCCTTCCGTTCATGAAACACTGACGAATGATCTTGTCTTTGAGGAACGACGGATTGTACATGCAATCGTCGAGCACCACGAACGCCGGTTGGCATTTCTTCGCCGCGAGCATCTGCTTCTGTCTCCCGACCACGCGTTCGAGAGCTTCTTTATCGTAGTCTCCGTACACGAACAGATCCGGAACGAAGGCACCAAAAAATGAATTGCCTTCTTCGGTGCCACTGAGCACGACTCCCGCGGGGATGTGTCGCTTGTGGTACATCATGTCTTTCAAGAGTTGTGATTTCCCCGTGCGACGTTTGCCCACGAAGACGCACACGGCGTCGTCGGGCATGGTCTTTGGGTTGAATCGTTTGAGTTGGAGGTTCATACTACTCATTCTACTAGACGTCGATAAAGAAAGTGTTCGACTCTGACGCGAGCGAGCGAGTTTCATAGGTCACAAAATTTTGTGAGGTAATCGTAGGATGTCCACAGTCGGCAGATTGAAATTGGCAACCACGGGTTCGCTCGACGGTTGGCTCGTGGGTAAGCCGTCGTACAGTCATTTCCTGAAGCGGTACAAGAGGAGCACTCCGTTCAGCGTGGAACAAATCGAGGTCCCGTTCGAGGGCGGTGGGTCGATCGATTTCGGCAAACACGTGAC